GAAGGCGAGAAGATCGGCCTCGGCGTGTCCGGCCCGGTTGCTGGCACCACTGACACGACGGTCAAGGACCGGCAGACCAGCGATATCGCGACGCTGGACGGTCGCAAGTATCGTTGCGAGCAGACCAACTCGGACACGCACATCACCTACCAGCGCCTGGACGCGTGGGCGAAGTTCGCCGACTTCCAGACGCGCATTCGTGACGCCATCCTGCGTCGCCAAGCACTGGACCGCATCATGATCGGCTTCAACGGCATCGCCCGCGCCGCGACGTCCGACCGTGCAGCCAACCCGATGCTGCAGGACGTCAACAAGGGCTGGCTGCAACATTTGCGCGAAGAAGCCGCAGAGCGCGTGATGGCTGAAGGAAAGGCCGCCGACAAGATCGTGGTCGGTGGCAGCGACACCGACGCCACCCGTGACTATGCGAGCCTCGACGCCTTGGTGTTCGATGTGGTCAACCACCTCATCGCCCCGTGGTACGCGGAAGATCCGGATCTCGTGGTGATCTGCGGCCGCCAGTTGCTCGCCGACAAGTATTTCCCGCTGCTGAACAAGGACCGCGATCCCACCCAGAAGATCGCTGCGGACATGATCATCAGCCAGAAGCGCATCGGCAACCTGCCGGCCGTCCGGGTGCCGTACTTCCCGCCCAATGCGCTGATGGTCACGCGCCTGGACAACCTGTCCATCTACTGGCAGGAGGGCGCGCGCCGTCGCACCATCCTCGACAACGCCAAGCGTGACCGCATCGAGAACTACGAGTCGAGCAACGATGCGTACGTGATCGAAGACCTTGCCTGCGCGGCCATGGCCGAAAACATCGTGGTGCAGGAATGACGAGCCCCGCCCGCAAGCATTTCCTGCGCGCGACGGCGGCCTCGGTGGCGGCGGCTTCGGCCGCAGCCAATCCGCTCCGTCATGCCACCGGCCACGAGCTGATGCTCGCGCAGCTCGCCGAGCACAAGCGCGCCCTGAAACAGATCCAGTCCATCGAACGCAAGGCCGATGCGAAGCGCAAGATGCTGCCCGAGTACTCCGATTGGGTGCAGGGCACGCTGGACGCGGATACGGGCGTGCAGGATGAAGTGTTCATGACCATCATGGTCTGGCACATCGATGTCGGCGATTTTGCCGGCGCCCTGCCCCTCGCGCGCTACGGCATCCGCCACGGCCTGGTCATGCCCGACCAGTACCAGCGCACTACGGCGTGCCTGATCGCGGAGGAATACGCCGCGATGGCCATCAAGGCGGCCGAGGCCGGCCAGCCGGTCGACGCCGAAGCGCTGGCCGAGGTGACGCAGCTCGTGGAAGGCCAAGACATGCCTGACGAAGTGCGCGCCAAGCTCCACAAGGCGCTGGGCTATGTGGCGCTGGCTCAGGTCGACGGCCTGCAGTCGGCGGCGCAGCAGCAGTCGTGCCGGCGCTTCGCACTCGACCAGCTGCAACGTGCCCTGCAGCTCCACGACAAGGTGGGCGTGAAGAAGGACATCGAGCGCCTGGAGCGTGACATCAAGAATGCTGGCCCCGCCGCCTCTCAGGAGGAAGGCTCGGGCTGACACCGAGCGTGACCCCGCGCATCAGGCGGCACGGGGTGTCCCAAGGACGCGCCGCAAGGCCAAACCGAACGGTCACCCCGTCCACCGCCTCCACTTACTGATCGCGTACCCATGTCCTCATTCTTCGCATCCGAGCCGGCCGCAGCCGGTCAGAACCTGATCGCCAACGATGGATTCTTCCCCGACATCGATGTCGACACGGCGACCGAAGCCATGCGGCAAGACGGCACGGTGACGGCCGAGCGCCTGCGGGGCGCCCTGGTCGAAGCGGCGCTGTCCGTGAATGCGGATCTGGCCATGTGGCGGGCCGAGCAGCAGGCGGCCGGCTACGCGACGCTGGAGGCCGTGCCGGCGGTGCAGATCGACGGCAAGTCCGCGCACGTGCATCGCTACCTGCGGGCGGTGTACTGCGAGGCACGCGCCGGCCTGATCGAGCGGTACCGCGACTACGATGCCACCGCGGCCGGCGACCGCAAGGCGGAGGCGCTCATGCAGGCGGTCGAGGATCTGCGCCGCGATGCGCGCTGGGCCACAAGCGACATCGTGGGCCGGCCGCGCAGTACGGTGGAGCTGATCTGATGCGCGTGATAGCCATGCAGGGCGACACCGTAGATGCGATCTGTCATCGCATCTACGGCCAGACCGCCGGCATCACCGAGGCGGTTCTCGAAGCAAACAGGGGCCTGGCCGATTTCGGCCCGGTTCTTCCCCACGGCACGGTCGTAGACCTGCCCGACCTACCCCAGCAGGCTGACGTGCAGCGCGTCCAGCTCTGGGACTGACCCCAAGGAATGAATCATGGCTGAACCCATCTCCGCCAGCTCGACCGCCGCCCTCGCCGTAACGGGCATCGGCGCGATCACGCTGGTGCCAGGCGTCGACGCGGCCACAGTGCTGGGCGCGTTCGCGGGCGCCGCAGTTTTCGCCCTGAATTCGGACGAGCTGACGACCGGCAAGAAGATTGCCTTCCTCATGCTGTCCATCGTGATGGGGTGGCTCGCAGCGCCGCTGGCCGCATCGCTGATCGCCCGCATCCTGCCGGCCGACACCGAAGTCAGCCACGGCGTGGGCGCGCTGGTCGCCTCGGCCGTGCTCGTTAAGCTGCTGCTGGCGTTGATCCGGCTTGCCGACAACGGCGACCGCCTGGTAGCGCTCTTCCGGGGCAACAGCGACGGGGGTGCCAAGTGAAGACGCTCTACGTGTTTCAGGCGCTGCTGTGCGCCCTGATCGCCATCCGGCTGCTGTTCTTCCGCCGCAATGGCGCCGCGCATCGCCCGTGGGCCGCGCGGCTGGCCTACGCCCTGATCGTCATGGCCGGCGCCGTGGCCATCGGCGTAGCGTTCGAACGGTATGAATGGGCGCTGCTGGCGCTCAACGGCATCACTGCCGTTCTCTGCATTGCCATCTATGCCGTGCGCGGAAACGTGGTCGAGCTGTTCCGCATTACCGGCCTCGATCCGGATGGTGATGGTGAGTCCCTGCTGCTGCGCCTGCTTCGGAGATCCCGTCATGACGCTACTGCGACGCGGTGACGTAGGCGCCGAGGTACGCGAGCTGCAGCGCCTGCTGCGCGTGCGTGGCGCCCGTATCGACCTGACGGGTGCATTCGATGACGCGACTGCTGCGGCCGTCGTGGTGGCGCAGGCGCGCTACGGCCTGGTCGTAGATGGCGTGGTCGGCAACAAGACGATGTTGGCCCTGCAGCTCGATGGGCGCATCCCCGGCCACCTCGGCGCCGACGATCTGCGCCGGGCGGCGAGAACGCTGGACGTGAAGCTGGCCGCCGTCCGTGCGGTCAATGAGGTGGAGAGCCAAGGCTCGGGATTCCTGCCTGACGGCCGACCGGTGATCCTCTTCGAGCGCCACATCATGTACCGGCAACTGCGCGCCGCCGGCCATGACGCGGACCAGCTCGCCCGTCAGTATCCGAACATCGTCAACCCGGCACGCGGCGGATACATGGGCAAGGCCGCGGAGCATATGCGACTGGCGCAGGCCGCCGGGCTTGACCAGGCATGCGCACTTGCCTCGGCGAGCTGGGGCCTGTTCCAGATCATGGGCTATCACTGGGAGCGCCTGGGCTATGCCAACGTGCATGCCTTTGCCGATGCCATGCGCAGCGGCGAATCCCAGCAGCTCGACGCCTTCGTACAGTTCATTGCGACGGATCCCACCCTCCACAAGGCGCTGAAAGGTCTGAAGTGGGCGGCATTTGCCTCTGGCTACAACGGCCCAGCCTACAAGGACAACCTCTATGACGTGAAGCTGGCCCGCGCCTTCACACGTTACGAGGCCGAAGAACAGGTGCCCGCATGAACCGGCCGCTCGCTATCGCCCTGGGCACCGTCGTCACCCTGCTGGCGGCAGCCGCTGCAGGTGCCTGGTTCACCGACCGGTACCGGGAAACCGTGCGCCGTGCCGACGCATCGGAAACCATGGTGGCATCGCTGCGCGCCCAGCTCGACAGCACCGATGCGGGTGTTGTCGAAGTCACCAAGTACGTCGACCGCGTGCAGACCATCCACGTGAAGGGCGACACCATCGTCAAGGAGATTCCCCGTTATGTCACCATCGAAGCTGATGCCGCTTGTACTGTGCCTGGTGGCTTTGTCCGCCTGCACGACGCCGCCGCCACCGGTAGCGTGCTCGATTCGGATTCCGGAGACGCTGATGCGGCCCCCTCAGGGGTTCCACTCTCTGCCGTCGTCGGCACCGTCGCCGACAACTACACCACCGGCCACATCA